GTTGCATCATACTTGTAACCGATATTGGTTGACGAAGGCAAGAAGTCTGTTGTTGACAAGTTGATTGCATCATACAACAAGTTTGAGTTTGATGTTACACCAGTTACGTCAGTGAAGTTGTTTGCATTGTTGTAGTAATCAACGGAAGCATTCACCAATGTGCGTTGTGGCATTTTCTTAGGAACAATCATACGCACAGATGGTGTCAATGTTGTATCAAACTTGCAACGTTCGATTGTAAACATCAATGATTGGTTCTGGTCAGCACTCCATGTTTGTGCGTTTTGTGACAAGAACAGTGCGCCAACATAAGGTGCTGATGCAATCTTTGTGATTGAACTTGGATATGGATCTGTTGCCAGATTCTTAACTGATGATGGTAGAGCCGTGTCACCGTTTGCAGCAGTCCACAATGTATATTCATTTGATGATGACTTCACAATGAATGAATACAATGTACCGGATTGGATGTAAACGGGCACCTTGAATTTAAATTCAGTGTATGCATCTGCATCCAAGTGTTGTGGAGATGCGGAAGTTTTAACTTGGTTGGCTGGCAATTCAACGATAGAGTTGTCTAATGTCGAACCACTTGGGTAACCATTCAATGTACCCACTACCGACAACTGAACTTTGGCCGAATCGTGAGATGGTTTTGTTGCAAAGAACAAACGAACGGACGATAGGAATGCACCGTTAGGATAATTTTCCGTATCAATCATAAAGGTTTGTGCAACTGGATCATATGGACAATACCAAACAGAGAAGTTTGTTGTCACAGACTTTGTATTGGATGTCAAAGTTTGTTTATCTGTACTCACGAATACATCTTTTGCGCCAGCTGGAGATGCACCAAAATCTAGATTCTGTTTATTGGTTTGTAGACCAGATGCATAGAATGTTCCTTCAGCAAAAGTGGTAACTGTATTCTCGTTACCAAATTGTCTGTTGTCCATACGGAAGACTCTTGTGCCGGTGTGGAAGTAGTTTTGTGGAATAAAGAATAGACCGTAGAAACTACCTTCTTCGTTGGACTTGAATGGGCCAATAGAATAAGTTGAACCAACAGCACATGTCAAAGTAACATCAACTGTTGCACGTTTGGTTGTGCCGTTGTATGCAGTGATAACAGCTTGACTACCAACACCTGTACCAGCAGTAATTGAAATTGTGTTACCAACATAGTAACTGTCAGTCGAAGATGCCATACTGGACAATGTAATAGTTGTGGAGTTCACCACACCTTTGACACCACCACTCAAGTGTTGCACACTAGCGACTGTTGCTTGGCCTGTTGTTGTTTGGAACACACCGTTACCATCAAAGTATCCGTTTTGAATTCCTAAACCGTTATCATATGTTGTTGTTTGCGTATCTGCCGTTACATACAATCTTAGATTATTTGAGTTTGGATAATCATAGATACCAGCAATTCGTCCAGTAGGGATGAAATTACCAGAAGAATAATAACCAACGATATCATCTTCAAAGAAACCACCAACAACGTCCGTCAATTCGATAACGTTCATATTCATTATGTAACGGTCTACATTGATTGTATCAAAAAATCCGTGTAATACACTGCTGTACAACATACCTGTTGAACGAATTACAACGTCTTGTGGACGAATCCATGGAAGAATACTCACATCGGTGATGTAACCATTATTCATTGCATAAGTGTTGCCCACATTATTGTAAGCACCAGTGTATGTGGTCTTCTGTTGGTTCGTTACGTTGTAATATGTTGATGTTGTCTGTGTAACAGATAAATGTTCTGTCCAACCAATGTTGGTGCCATATGGGCCATCATAACGGCCATGGTTGACAACGTTCTTCTCAGCTGAGTATGTTGCTGATTTACTGCCAGTTAATGTGGAAGTACCAGAAACTGTTTGCCAGTCACCAGCAATCAATGTGTTGATTGTGTTGGAACTTTGGAACACATGCAAGTTTGGATCGGTAATCAACAACGATGGTGAATAACTGGTATCAACCCAGTTGTCAACGTTAGGAGACAACGCCACTAGACCCTTTGCACTACTTACTGAGAATGGGTTTACGTTGACCGTTCTACTTGCCAATTTCTGTGCAGCCAAATTCGTTGTTGTGTATGGCAAAGTAAAGAAGTTAGTTGAACCATCACTCTTAATGGTGTGGTTCAATGCTGAAACAGTTGCATCTGATGGACGACCCATGTTATATGCCAATGCCAAGCTCTTCAATGGGAAGTTCTTAACGTTTTGTTTGGCAGTCATGCGTTTAGTTCTGCGGTTAATAGAAGCACTGAAGTCGGTACTTCCTGCCTCAGCAGAAGCAAAACTAGAGAAGTCATCTACCATGATACCGTTTTTGAAACGGTTCAAACCATATGAATCGGAAATTTGCAATGAGTTTGCGTTTTGTTCCAGAGCATTCAATGCTGTATAATATTCGATACGGTTAATTCTGGTGTCCAACGCAGCGATATCAGACATTGTGTATCTGCGGTGCGAGGTTGTTTCGATGGACAAATCTGACAAACCGGATGACATTTCAGTTGGAATGAAACCTGTGTAAGGTTTGTGGTTGATGTTGGCCAAGACCAAAGAACCGTCTGGTTGATTTGGTTCCAATGGATTCAACGAAGGTGTACCTTCAATCAATTGCAAGTTCTTATCCTTGGTCATTACCAATTTATCTTTACGACCCAAGTAGTAACCATAGTCACACACGAATGTGGACAAGTCTACTGGTTGCAACACACCCAAACGTGTAGACGATGGATTGGAATAACGGAAAGTAAATGATGCCTGAGCATTCAATCGTGCAGGACGGAAGTCCAGACAATCTCTCAATTGATACACTGCACCGTGTTTACTTTGATATGAACCGATACGGCGATAATCTTCAGGTGAACTTGAGTTGTCCACATAAGACATTTTGCTGAAGTAACCATCGCCGCCGGCGTGTTTATAGTAACTCAATACAACCAAGATGTTGCCTTTTGGTTTGGCCGCACCTGGACGCAACATGATAGAAGCGTGGTCGTAATAACTGTCACGTTGACCATTGTCGAATGTGAAACTACTTGTTACATCATAAGTTGGATCGGACAACATAGACAATGTAGGCAACACATCTGCTGCTTTGGTGTCAATAATTTTCACAATCTCTTTAACGTCAGATAGGTATAGTGATTGTACTTGACCTGATGTTAATAGTCCTGCTTGTTTAATGTAAACTTGACCCTTAGAGTCCGCAGAATCGTCAACGTATGTATTGGTATTTACTTGTGTACCACTGGTCACCACTGTATTAGCATTGGCTGTCACCAAGTTTTTGATACGCAAGATGTGACTTGTATTCGTTGCATCGGAAACAAACACTTTAGCAATAATTGTTGCGGTGAATGCTGACAAGTCGGATGTGGTTGTTGTGAAGTTGGCCACAGAACCATCACCGTTCAATGAAACTGCACGGCCATTCACTGTCCATGGCACCACTTGGCCATCAACGAGACCAGAGTTGGCCTGTTTGTCTGTGACAATGATTGTGTAACATTGTTCAACAACATCACCTGATAGAGTTGTGCCTTCATTACCTAGGTGTTTAATAACACCCGCATAACTTCCTGTGTATGCCAACGATGCAGTCAAAGTTCCACCGGAAACGTTGAAGTTTACACCTTTGATTTCTTGGTATGTTGTGTATGACGGTGAACTGATACTAGAAACATATGGATTACCGATAGGGTAAATCATTTCTGGTACGTTAGGGTTTTGGAAGATTGTATCACCAGATACATTATTTCCGTATTTACCAGTGTTATCTATTCTAGCAGTCGCATACAATGATTTTGGATATGTGCTGTTTGTGAATACCATACCTTCGATATCTGGTGTATCAAAGTTCAATGCGTACACTGATGTTGTGTCTGGTGTTACGGACCAAGGTTGATTGATTGTTGCGGCTCTTGTTGTGCCATTATAATTGGTGATTGTTCGTGTTTCACCTTCGTTGGTACCATTAATAATTGTAATATCGACACCAACATATGCACCATCAACGTCGGATGATGCACCATCAACAGAAATCAATGTCACTGATGTTGCATTTGCAGAAGAAACGTTGGCTGAAATGGACTTGTTTACTAAGTCATACACATGGGCTTTGTAAACGTATGTGTTTGCCTGACCGTTTGACGGACTGTTATCAAATTGTAGACCACGGATATATGCGGTACCAACCAGTGTTGAGTTATATGTGAACGCATTGGCTGTGTTGATATCGGCCGCAGCCACACAATGGAAATCAACTGTGTTTGCTGTCGTAACTGGGAAGGTATATGTGCCTTCACCACCAATATCACTGACTAAGAAGTAACTACCGAAATCAATGAATGATGGTTCATTGTTCTGTGTTGCGGAAGTTCTGGAACGATTAGAGACAATGTTCAATGGTGCAGGATTTTCTGCACGGTAACCGTGTACGTAGGCCAAACCTGGACCAACATTCAATGTGTACTTGCTGTCATCACCGTCATAAGGACGTGGTGTTAGTTTGAAGTCGTGTATGACATAATCACCATTCGTTTCAAAGTCACGTTTTGCAAAGTAGTCGTCAATGGTTGCGTATACTGAACCATCAACCATCTTAAATACTTTACCGTTTTCGATACGCACCAGTTCAATGAACAAAGCATCATCACCAAAATACAATGGACGTGATGACAATGCCAGACTGATAACATAACGGTCTGCACCTGGAGCTTGGTAGTTTGATGCACCAACGGCTGGATCCAACAATGAGTTGTCTGTCACATAGTCATATGTGGTTTCAGTAATCTCTAGACCAACACGTGCGAATGGTACACTGTTGTATTTGTCCAAGATGATTGTTTGTGGTGTAACTTGTACGAAATTACCCAAGACGTAGAACACACCTTGAGAAATAGATACAACGGATGAACTGCCTGTTGCTGCACTTGGCATTGCTTGGCACACCAAGTTGGATGCCGCATCATAGATTACATCGTTGTCGGTGAAATGTGTACCCGATTTGTATGTAACAATCAGTGTTGCTGGGTCGCCTTCACCTGCGGTACCAGTGGCCACGGCAGTTTTAATAACACGTGCAACAACTGTGCCTGTGTCATTACGAATCAACTTGTTTTGGAACTGTTCAATGTCAACGGTGATGCCATTATATGCAGGTTGAACCTTGATGTAATGTACGTTTGTGTTTGTTGTAACTTGTCCACCAGTGACTGGAGAGTTTTGTTTGAAGATGTTATCGGCAAAACTTGTGATTTGGTTTTGCAAGATTGTTTGTGCTTGGGTTAGTTCTCTAGCCTGCACTGCGACACCAGGTTTAAACAAAATGCGATGAAAGTTTTTGCTTGCATCGAAATCGTCATAGTATGGATCAACGTTAAAATTTAAAGACATTTATTTTCCTTAGAAACCTAATACGAATCTGAACTGTTCTATACCATCAGCACTTCTTTGCACACCACTTCTATTCTCAACGTAAATCATGTAACCAGAATGTACTGCGAAGTTTGGAATGCTATATGACAATAATGTTCTTGTCACTTTAGAAGATTGTCCAAATAAAGGACTGTTGTTTGATGGAGTTCCTGATGTATTTATCAACTTAATTAGGTTGGAACCTGCATCGAAGCTTAAAACTGTTGCATAAAATGTTGGGTCTGTTAATGAACCTTGATAAACAAATTCGTCAGCAACATAACCAGAGTCTGAACCTGGAGCCACAACAATGTTTGTAGTGGTGCTATAAATGGCACCATTGGCTGGATATGGATTGAATTGACGAGTGGTTGGATTAACCAAAAGACCAACTTGGTGATAGTCGATATCAGTTGGAACGTGGCCATCTTCATCACCATCAAACTGAGCGGTCAACATAATGTGGCCACAACCTAACTCTGAAATTGGATCGAAACCGTGGCCACCTACTGGTGAGGTTGCCCATGTGACGTTTGCGTTACCACCAATGGCGGATGTGACCACCACGTTTGCGTATGTATAGTTACCACCTGGACTTGTCACAATGATATCATGTATAGAACCATTGATAACGTTTGCTGCAGCTCTTGCACCAATACCATCACCAGTAACTGTTACTGTCACCACAGCATTCACCGTGTCATAACCAGAACCACCATCAATCACGTTGATAACGTCAATACAACCAGCACCGGCTGAATTCACTAGAGGATTAGGTGTGTTTGCACCAATCTGAACAGGAATCCATTCTCTGTCCATGAACTTCAGTTTCAAACCGGTGTCAATTGTATACATGAATTTCCATTTGTAACCATCGTCACCTTGGAAAATTCTATTGGTTGAATAAGAACCTGGTTCAAAATATGGTTCTCTTGTGGATGGATCACCATTATTGTTCCATAGACACTTGAAAACTTGGTCGTATTTGTTCTTTACATAGAACTTCTTTAATAAGAAACCGTTTGAATCTTTGACCAACATATCAATGTCATCACGGAAATAATCATATGTTTCACCGTCAGTCCAATCAATACGTTCAATGATTGGAGAAATGTCACTGGTTTTAATTTGCTTGGCTGCAAAAATGTTTTTGTAGATTTGTTTCTGAGACTTCAAATCTGTTCCTGGTACAGGAGGATCCACATCAACGGACCATGGAGTTGGCTTGGCCAAGAAACAATAGTAAGAGTTGATTGGTTTTGTGATTGCTGGTGGAACCACGGCTACGGGTGCATAATACAACAGGTCGATTTGAGAAACTGTTGCTGCAGGTGTGAGTACGTTTTTATTTGCCATGATTTATTTATTATGAATTTGTTACTTGAACGAAAGTATTGGCCAAGTTACCATCAATTGAGAAGAATTTCAAATGAGCACAACTTGTCGCAGATATGGTAAATGTTAATGAATTTGTGGTAGAACTTAGTGCAGCACAACCGTGTGTTACTGTTCTGTTTGTGCCACCTGTATTTACCAACCACACCTCAACTACTTTACCAGCAACAAAGTTCTGATGAGAAATAGTTAAGTCTGCTGTCAGATTGGCCTTAATCATCGAATCGGTTTCATAATCAATCGTGATTGCGGTTTGGTTACCTTGTGGCAATCTTGGAGTGTATATGAAACCTTTTTGTGGAGACACGGCACCTGTAAATGTGATGTTGTTCGCATTGAATGTTGCAATGTTTACAAGCGTGTTTGTTCCATTCTCGATGTTATAGAACTTGATTTGTGAACCACGTTGTGCATCAGTATATGTTTCTGTTGCAACGATATCAATACGTGCGATGCCTAATGGCGCAAACTGTGTTGAACCATATCCGTTACCTGTAATACGCATCAACACATCACCAGATTGTACAGCTGCAGGATAATCCACGTTACCACGTGCAGTACGACCAGCAACTAGACCATAAGCTTCTCCGTTAGTTCCATACGAATCGAATATGATGCGTGATGGTACATCTTGTTTACCTGAAATGTGTAACATGTAACCATCGTTTGATGGTAGTGCCACGTTTGCAGTTGCTTTGATTGTGACAGCAGCTTCAGTTGAACTGAAATTGGAGTTTGACATTACAAATGTGCCATTGACTGTCAAGTTCTCTGCAATGTTTAATGTACCTGCAAAAGTTCCCGTTGTATTTGGTAATGCATTATTTGCAGTCACAAAAGCAGCATTGGCTTGACGGAAAGAACCGTTTGCATACAATGCAGCTGAGTTTGCAACGTGTGTTGGTGTATTGGCAACCAAGAACGCAGAGTTTGCATGTAAGAATGCTGCGTTTGCTTGACGGAAAGAACCGTTGGCATATAATGCAGCACTGTTAGCTACATGTGTTGGTGTATTAGCAACCAAGAATGCCGCATTGGCATACAGTGATGCGCCAGCTGCATCAGAGGTTGCAGTATTTGCCTGTAGGAATGCCGCATTAGATTCAATGAACGCACCGTTTGCATAGAGCTCGGCAGATGATGCGTGTGTGTATGCAATGTTTGCTTGACTGAATGCTGCGTTAGCGTATACAGAAGTGGCCAAAGGAGATGATACTTGAACTGTACCATCAGAGAATGTAATGTTGTTACCAATACTCAGTACATCATCACCTGAATAAAGGTTTTGACCCAATGATTGTACGGTGATTCTACCAGTAACACCTGTATTGGAGTCCAATGCAATCAGTTTTGTGGTGATTGTATTGGTATCCAGTGTTGTAATTGCTGGTAGTTGCGAAATTTTTACTGTTGACATTGTTTACCCCAATAGGATTGTATAACCATCTTCTGTTGTTATTGATTGACCATCTTCTGTTACGAGTTCAGGTATATATTGTAGACCTTCTGGACCATATATCTTGATTTGACTAGAATCTAAAGTGCTATTTGCAGTAAAGGTTCTCTTGACCGCAAGTGTTGAATTTGTTGTTGACGACAGATTACTTGAAAGTGTGATGCGACCATTCACATAATCGACCGTAGATACAGTTCTGCTTGTGTTGTTGTCCACCAAAATAGTGTCGCCGACAAACACAATGTCTCTTATTGGATAATTAGAATCACTGTAATTGCCGTTGTTAAACAAATCGTATGTGCCAGTCAACGAACTGATATTTAGTATCTTGGAGTTAGCGTTGCCTGTAACTGTGGCCACATTGGCAAATGTCAACCAAACATTACTTTCTAATGTGATTGTGTCGTTGTTTGTGTTGACTGCAACAATCAACGAACGAATGTTTGCACCATGATTGTTGGTGATTTCAATTGAACTTACGTTTGGTGTGATGAAACCTGCAAGGTTTGCACCAAGTACGTTATTGAACTTGATGATGTTATTACTCTTGTTGGTGAAATCGGTTGCAATAGTGATTGCATCAGCGACTTCCGAACCGAGATAGTAATATAGTGTTCGTCCTTTGTAGAGTGCTTCTGTACCTTTAAAGTCCAATGTGTTATTGGACTTCAGACCATAACGACCCAATACATTCGTGCCCAATGGATGCAATAGGCCCAACAACACTTCTCTATACTTGGAGATTTCTTTCTGAACTGTGACCAAGTATGTGAAGTTGTTGTAACGACTATCTTGCATAATGTCGAATGAACTTGGTTGGCCTTGTGTGGTCAAAT